TGGCTTGGCAGACGGCCAGCAATCATATCCTCCACAGCGCTACCAGCACCGCTAATAAGCTCGCGGTAGTTCGGCAGTGTGCGAGCTAGGATTGAATCTAGGCGATCCTGATCAGCTTGAGCTGTCATATCTGCCAGCTCACTAGCCTTACCAAAGCTAGCTAGATTACCTGCTATCGCAGCTTCCTGCTCAGCTTGTTGGTTGACTGGTTTGTATGAGGGGATCTTGGGCTTCTTCTTCAGAAGTGATCCACCTATTCCGAGTGCTGCTCCTACTCCTGCTATTGCTCCTAACATTAGATTACGCTTTCTATTCCTCCACCGCCGTGGACATTGAAGTTAGTCATTTGCACCACTGGCGTTACTCCGTCGCCCAAGTGGTTTGCCAGTTGTCTTTGAAGTGAATCGAACGCCAACGTGCGATACTGTTCAGCCGCACCGAAGTCCCGGTTCTCCTCAAGCTTGATAGCTAGTGCCATATTCTTAATTGCGTAGAGATCACTGATCAGCAGAACGTCGTTGTCGTTCACTGCGTCAATGAACCTCAGCTTTGCGATAACTGTGACAGCTACCTTCTTATCGGTGCCAGACTCACACCCCCCAGCACCGGCAAGGCTTGGGATCAGAGAACGCCGGTAGCTGGGGAGTGTTTCGTTTGGCTCGTAGGTAGCGATATCCACGAGAGTCGGTGTGGCAGGATCTGTCAGCTCATACAGCTGCACGTTGCCCTGCGTAACATCTTTCTGAATACCAGTGATGCTTTTGAAAGTGGTAGTGGTATCAACGTATCCGTTGATTAGCGTAACAACCTCGCCGTCTTGGTAGACCGCTGAGCTACCGCTGCCGCTCTTCAGTGTTCTGACCCAGTTATTGTTTGAGTCGTAGCCTTGAATCGTAATCGTCTTCCCAGCGTCTGCTTCGAGGAAGGCATACACTCGAACCTTCTTACCCGCACCGGACATATCGCTTTGAGTTGGTGACTCACCGCGATCAAGTATCTGCACCCCAACATTGTCTTTGTTATCCAGCAGGCCGTAGCCAGTCTCCACAAACTCGAACCACTGATTGCGAACCACACCCACAGCTTCGTTCACAGCTACCCGCTCAATCGTCTCAATCTGCCGAGGCCAAGCTATGCAGCCCTCAGTGGCGCAGATGGTGAACTTGCCGTAGGTGTTCTTCCACTTACCGCTTTCAATCAAGCGCCTTGTAGCTTCGTTGATGTATTCAGTGGTGCGCGAATCGGTAGCACACAGATTGAGGTGCTTGGCGATACGTTCTTTAGCTGTGCCTAGTGTGACCTTCATTATGCTGTGTAGTAGATGCGAGCAGTGCGTTTGATGTAGGAGAAGTCTGTGGAGGCAGCCGAGATCGTCTTGCCGCCTTTCTTCCAAACACGAATTCGGAACTTCCAGTTAGCGAAATTGGGGCTCACCCCTTTGGTGGCATCTGTTTTGTGAAACAGATCAAATCTGTCAGAGTTTCCTACTATGTGTGGGGCTAGTATGATCCTGACTTCTGTCTCGTTGAATGACACTCCAACAGTTGGGGTGTCTCGATGAGAGTCGTCCTCATTTACCCAAGAGCTGTATATGGGGATCTCATCGTCCGCGACATAACCGGTAGTGCTTGAATCATCTGTCACGCAAAGCAGCGATACAGTCACGTTGTCAGGAAGCTCGCCTAAGCCGTGGTCTTGGGTTGCTATTTCTGGATCTGTGCCTGCTCCCGATATGATTCCCTCAATTGTGGCCGTGTCGTATATGTCTGCTTCGTAAGAAGTGTTGGACGACTGTGGCGCGGTGAGCGTGGTATCCACTTCCCAGAACGGTCCACTGTAAATTGTGGCAGTTGATGATGAGTTGCCATCAGCCTCGTATGAAAGCAGCTCAGTGTCTGTGCCAGTCCAAATCCTTCTCTCCTTACCCGAAGCAGGTGTGGGGTGTTTGCACAGCCAGTATCCATCTTTGTAGACATACATCTTGTCTGGCCTACCGTCCCCGTCAGTCCTTATCCACGGCTTGTCATTGTCGTCAGCAGATGGTGTGGAGTTGCCAAAGTTGAACAGAGAGTAGTTGCCGTTGACATACGCTGTCGTGGTATCAACGAACGTGTTGTAAAGCTCCGGTATATTCGAGAAGCACAGCCCCGGCGGGATGGTTCCTTTGACTAGAGTGACTGATTGGTTGGTAGGCATATTCTTATCCTAAAATTAAAAACTCGTTGAAATCCGTAACCAAGTAGCTGCCATCTGAATCGATTAGACCTGTTGCCGTTCCGAGGTCTGAGTTGAGGGAGCAGTTGCTTGTGATGGTGTAAGTGTATGAAGCGGTGTTGCACGCTGGGGCCAGAGTTGCTGAGTTAGCTGTGGTCCAGCTGTCAGTGGTAGCGCTACACCCTACGCTGTATGCGAAGGGAGAGGAACTGTCAGAGCAGCTTGGTATCAAAGAAACGTAGCTCATACACACGGGGTGGTGCTGCCACAGCCACCGTAGGGTTCCTCTATTACTGGGTAAGCGTGCAGCCTGAACCCTTTGATTCTAGTGTGACCAGTCCACCCAATACGGATAGACATCTCATAGCCGTTACGCATCTGTGCGCTCACTGAGGTTTCACAATCGTCAGCAGGCTGTGGCAACCTGATGCGGCTCCGATACTGCGGCTTGTAGTTTTGCAGTGTGAGGCATTCGCCAGCAGCTGGGTCGCAGTTGTCAGTCTTAGCGCATTCAACAAACGTGTTCCAATCTACCCAAGCTGGGTATTGATTCGGTTTGTATTTGATGTCGAAGCTGACTTGCCCCTCCAGCTGATCAATCCACATCTCACCGTATTCAAGCTTCTTCAGCTCAAACGGATTCTCGAAGGAGTAGCTAGGGCTCTCAACGTAGCAGCTAATTGAATAGCTGTTGTCACCCGACACATCCTTCTTCCCGGTTTTGGTAAGCTCCCACAGTTGGATTCCACAAGAGTCGTCCTTATGAAACACAAAGCAGCGCGACTCACCTTCAATATCAGCATTGAGTATCTGTAAGAAATTGAGTCCCGTCCAAAGTCCCTCCCACGCTGCGGGCGCTTTCGCCCCTGTCCCACCTACCAAATCAAAATCGAGAACTGCCAAGCCTTTGAAGTAAGTGCCTTGGCTGCTGTTCTGAGCTGTCACTGTTGTCAGCAGTCTGTTGTCAAAAAGCACAGAGCTGACGGTCTCAGTGATGCTGGTCTCCACATCAGTGGTGATGTATTCGCCCAGCTCTCTGCTTACGGGTATCTGACCGTATTCCTGCCACTCACGCCTGCTGCTGATGTATGACCTAATGCCATCAGGAGCGCGATAGAACATATCGCTGTTAACCAAAGCGCAACTACGGTTACTAACCGAACCGTAACTGATAGCGACAATCCTAACAGTTGGATACGAGACATTCTTCCACTCATCTCTGCTTGTTGGGACATTGACTGCAAACACTGCTTCCGACGTATGAACCAGCAGTTCGCCCTGACCTAAGCTGCTGTCGGGCTGGTTCATAAACTTCATAGCTGTGATGTTGCCTGTATCAAGCGGCACAGCGAACGCGCCGCCTTCAGCTATGTAGGTGTTCTCGGTGAACTGAATAACTTCTGTGGGGCCACCAACAATGTCTCCAGCTACAAACTCGCGACCGTTAGCAACCCAAAGCCTACCACCGCCGTATGCCATCGCGGTCCCTACGGGAACCTCGTCTTCGAGGAAGTTGGACCTTCTGCAATTGGTTCCGTCAAATATGATGGCAGGGTTTCTACCGTCCTGAATGACTAGGTATTGCTCAGCCTGCTGGAAGTAAAAGACGTTGATTAGTGAGGAGTGCGGGTCCGGCAGGGTTGAGGGATTTGTAGGATCATCTTCATCCGGCTTCGTAGGCGTGATGTCAGTAACCTCACCTCTGGCTACATCAATCTTGTGGATGTAGCCGGACACAGCAACGATGATAAAGCTGTCCCTACCGTATCTGTAATTGTAAGAGCCTTGGTATTTACCGGTCTCAAATCTTGTCTGCATTGCCTCAGCAGCGCCCGGTGCTACAGCTTTGAACGTAAGTGGAATCCCTTTGAACCCCGGCCTAGTCTTCACAAACCCACCACGCATCGTAGCGTTAACAGCAAAGCTGGCTTGGTTGCGGGGCAGCATACTAGGTGCTTTCCCTGCGTCGATCCCCCGCTCCAAGCTTATGAAGCCGTCGGAGATTCGCTGTGGGTCAATGACTGGCATTAGTTAAAAACCACT